ACTTGTTCAGCTCGACCCAGGCTTTCACCGCGTCGGGACCCTTGGCCGTCGCCGGGGCTGGAGCACCACCAGCAGGTGCCGAACCCCCGCCAGCCGGGAGGGCTGCACTGGCGGGGGCGGCGGGCGCCGAGTCGAGGGCTGGCAGGCCCTGGCGCTTGTCCTCGTTTTCTTCGTCGTAGTAGGCCATCCGCTCACCCGCTTCCAAGTACTAGCCACCGCAGCACGTACTTCGTCGTCGGCGTCAGCGTCTCCTGCGACGTGATGCGCACCTTACCACCAGCCCGGTCCGTTGCCGACACCTCCGTCCAGACGGGGGAGGTGAGCGCCCCCACCGCCGCGCCCTCCTGCCCGGAGGACTCCAGCACGCGGCAGTAGATGGGGGCCGAGACGCCCGCCACCTTACCGGAGATGGAGAGGACGAACTCGGCCGGACGGGTGGTGCTGGGCGGGAGCCCTCGGTGCTCGAGCACCTGGACGTTGAGTTGTGAGACGAAGATGCGCGCCAGCGCCTCCTGCAAGGGGGCCAGGAGGCGGTTGAGCGGGCCGAGGAGCGACGCTTCCACCCACGAACGGTGCTCCGCCGGCACCTGCTCGGAGACCAGTTTCGTGACGGGGAGTTGGCCGGGAGAGAGAATCATCGGGACACGGAGGGCGAACACAGACGTCCGCGCAACGTCCACGACTGCAACGCGTACCGCTCTTGCGAGCCGACGTGGTTGAACTTCCACTTGATGCGCGAGCCCCGCATCCAGGACTTCGGGACCCACCAGTCGATGGCCGTCGCCTCGGCGGTGCTGCCTCCCGGAGGCGTGAGCGTCGTGGCGTCGGAGTACGTGGGGGAGAGGTCGGTCGAGAACTTCAGCGTCGCGTCCACGAAGCGTGAGTCTCGGAAGCCGAGGGAGCCCACCTTCCAGACCTTCTGAGCGCCGGGGTCGTCCTCCGTCATGGGCACCGTTTCGATGGTGGAGCCGTTGGTGCCGCCCACGGGGCCAGCAGTGGGCCAAATGGTGTCCCCGTCCATCCATCCAGCCGCAGAAGCCACCGTCACCTCTCCACCAGCACCGCCGGCTCCGGGGCCTGGCGCGTAGGCGGTGATGGTGCTCGTCAGGCTCCGGGTGACGTTCCGGACGGAGGTGCCGACCTGCCAGTAGTCGGTCCCGAAGTCCGCCGGGGTGAAGGAGTTGGAGAACTGGCCCGTCACGGTGGTGGACTTTGTGCCGGGGATGATCGGGTCCATCTGGTCCGCCACGCCCGACAGGGACTTCCGCTCTTTCACTACGTAGCCGCCGCTGGCGATGTGGACCTTTCGCTCGAAGATGATGGCATCCTGCGCGACCGGTCCCGACCCGTCCCCGCCAGTGAGTTCCCAGCGGGTGAAGGAGCGTTCCGCCATCGAGTACACGTAGACCTGTTTGGCGCTGGTGTCTCCTGCCGCGACCGGCAAGAAGAAGTAGACGAAGCCATCTGCGGCATTGCTCAAGGCGAAGCCGTAGCTGGCAACGTCGGAGGAGGCGCTCGCCAGCAGGGTGCGGAGGTCCTTGTCGATGCGCGACGACACGATGCGCGCGGACTCGCCGAGCTCGGCGAACCCTTGGTCTGCGAACACGTATCCCTTGTTTGCCCCAATGACCCCCAGTCGCTTGCCCTTCGCCTCTAGGGACACGTCGTACTCGGAGATCGCCCAGTTCACCCCGTTCCCGTTCACTTGATAGACGCCGTTATCGGTCAGGACGAGCAAGTGATCTTGCTTGGGCAGAATCGTGTAGATGGTGGTGTCCGATGGACCGATGGTATCGAAGTTGACCGCCGGGACCGCCGTTGGCTCTCCCGGCGGAGACCACATGAGCCCGTTGTTGATCTCTCGGTTGTCCGACGAAAAGACGTCGAACGACTGTGAATAGAAGACGTAGAAATCCAGCGCCGTGGCGTTGTTGCCGGTCTCGTTGTACGTCCAAGACGTGGAGGTCGGGGTGGTGGCGACCGTCTTATTGCCGGTGGGAAAGTCCGTGTCGGCCGAGCCGGACCAACGCTCCATGTACACCTGCTGTCCGACGGAATAGCCGTGGGGGTCCGCGTGGGTCACGGTCACCACGTTCGCGGCCCTGACAACGGACACGTGCGGCAGTCGGCGAGCCGGAATGGGGACGACGTACTCCGGGTTGGCGGCTGCGGTCGCCACAACGCACGTAAACTCACCCTTGGTGGGGTCCCTGCCGTACACGCGAATCCGGCCCGGCGCCTCGGTATCAGTGCTGACGTATTCGGCGGTCAGATTCGAGTTGGTGCTGAGAGCATTCAGGGCCCTCACCATGCTCCGCGTCGTATCTGCGATGTTCTGCGACGCTGAGCCGGTGGTGAACACCTTGAACTGTCCAGAGGTTAGCGCTTCCGAGGATGCGCCCGTGATCGTATGGGAGTAGTAGGAACCATCCGACGGCGCGAGCACCGAGCGAAACAAAACGGCGTCGCCGGACTGAAGCCCTGTCGCCCCACCCACGCCGATCACCGCCAAGTCCATCGCCTGAACGTTCGCCGTGCCTCCGTAGAATGCCGCCTCTCGAAACGTCGCCGCCTCTAGGGCTCTGGGCGGTTGCGCCTTGGCGGCCAGAAGAGTGCTTACCGACGTGTAGAGTTCGGTGCTCCGGACCTCGTCGGGAGCGATGTCCGTGACGCTCATCACGCCGGCCGTGATCTCCAAATTCGTCGGCGCGCGCTCATAAACCAGGCCCATCGAGTCGCTCGCTTCGGTGTTCGCGTCGGCGGACTTCGCGGAGCGGTACACCTGCGCGAATTACTGCACCGCGTTGGCCGCCGACGCTCCGGTGATGGCGCTCGGGATGGGGATGGAGATCGTCGCGTTCCGGGAGGTGAATCCGTAGGTGATGCTGTTGCCGGGGTTGCCGGAGAAGGCCGCCGAGCCATCGTCCGCGTAGGTGAACGACGTGGACGAGAGGACCGTCACTTGGTACGGGCTGCCGGCGGCGCTGAAGTTGGCCTCCGCCCCGCCCAGCGTCACGTTGACGTACTCCCCGGTGGTGAAGCCGTGGGTGGTGTTGATGACGGTAACGGTGTCGGTCCCGGCCGTCTTGGAGATGTTCGCCGCCGCCACCGTCAGGTTCGCCGGGGCCGTCAGCAGGAACCGTCCGGAGGGAGCGCCCAACTGGAGCCGGTTGTTGGCGTTCCGGTACCCCCAGACGATGCGGTAAGCCCACTGCCCGTTGGCCGTGGCAAACCCCGTCTCGGATGTGGTCCGTCGCAGCGTCGCGGTGCCCTGCAAACCAGCGGGCGAGCCGGCCAGACGCCAGACCCCGGACGTGGGGTGGTCCAACTCGTACACCCCCGCCGCCGTCAGCATGAAGAGGGAGGACTCCGCCTCGAAGAACTTCACCCGCGTCGTGGCGTTCGGGGGGTTGTAGGTGCCGGAGTAGGCGCTCCACGCAGAGCCGGTCCACCGAGCCACCGAGTTCGTGCCATAGTGGGCGATGATGGAACCCCGGAACTCCGTCATGCGGTTGATGGTGCCACCGATGCTGGTCAGGGAGAGGAGTTCGTACCCCCGGCGCGGCTCCGCGAGGCCGTCCCGGTAGAACGCCACGTTGTCCGCCGTCAGCAGCGCCCCCACCGGAGGCGCGGTGTCGGCTGGCGAGGTCCAGAGCCCCGAAATGTGGTCGGCGTCGCTCACGTGGTTGAATTGTGGATCGTCCGCCGCAATCCACTCCTGTTCATCTGACGAACAGACGTCGGAGCGTCCGCAGGCGGGCGAGGTGACGACGGCGAGGGTAAGTGAGAGAATCCACGCGGGAGCGTGGCGGTTGTCGGTGTGCATGCCGCCACCCTACCAGCGGCGCTTGCCGGTGGGTACGGTTTGACCCGGCTGGCGTCGCTTTCTGGGATTGGGCACACGTTGACGCACCGCCCCTCTCGGCACACGGGTGCGTCCGCCGCGCACTTTCCGTCCGTGGCGCAGCAGTAGGTGGCGCCGGGAGTCGGTTCGCAGTCCCGGTCCATGACGCACTCGGGGACGGGGCAGCCCGTGAGGAACGCGGGGAGGGCGATGGTGGCGAGGCGCCTCATGGCCAGACGGTGTTCCCCACGGCTGCCGGCTCCTCGTCGTCCCGGTCCGACGCGCCCGTGTAGAGGTCGTCCTCGAGGTTCTTCAGCTCCACCAGCCCCTTCTTCAGCGCCGCCGGGTCCTCCGCGAGCAACTGGTTGGCCACCATCTGCGCCACCACGGCGAAGGCTTCAACGGGAAGCTGCAACACGGGCGCTTGCTGGGCGAGGCACACGTAATCACCCACTGCTGGGAGCGTAGAGACGGCGCCAGCGGCGAACAGGGCCGAGTTGCTGGCGATGCTGACGGGCGTCACGTCGTCCGCCAGGGAGTCGAATGGCGGCGCGGCCTGGATGACGTCCAGGGGCGTTGAGGTCGTCATGCTAAGCGTGGAGTAGTTCACGCTGATGGTGATGCTGGCCTGGTTGGAGATGTTGAGGCTGGAGCCCGTCACCACCCCCACCGTCGCCACCGCGACCAGTTGGTTCGGCCGGCGCGGGTAGGTGAACCGCATCGAGCCCGCGTTGGCGTCCGGGATGGGCCAGTACACCACCGAGTTCCCCCGGAAGAGGAACGCCTCCGGAGTTCCGGTGAGCGTCATGTCGCGGCCCGCGAGCTCGTTCTCTGTCCACCGCTTCAGGTGGTGGAGCACGCTGGACGAGTCGAGGCGCTGCACCAGCGACACCGCGCCGTGCATGGAGCGCGTCGGTACCCGGTAGGCGGCTGTCCCGGAGGTGAAGGCCGTGTCGCGCTGGACGAAGAAGTAGCCTTGCCGCACCTTCCGGAGCCGTTTCGTGATGCCCGGAAGCGCGGAGTTGGCCATGCGGAGCAAGTCCGCGTCCTGCCACCCCGGAGCGGACGAGGAGGAGACCGGCGCCAAGGCCCGGCTCCGGATCTCCGCCGTCAACTCGGTGGTGCGCCAGGCCACGTGCTACTTCCCTCGGAGTGCCTTGAGGCGATCCATGAGGCTGGGGCCCTGAGCCGCCGCCTCGGGAGCGGACTCCGCCGGCCTCTCCGGGGCCTTCCGGATGAGGCTCAACACCCGGTTCCGCATCCCCTTGGAGACGAGGCCGCGCAGGTCCCCGAGCGCCGTCTTTCGGCCCTCTGCCTCGTGCTGCATGTCGTCGTGCATGCCTGCCCCCAGCGTCACAAAGTCAGATTGAGGACCGTCCCGTTGCTCCCGCCCGTCGAGTACGCCCCTCCACCCGTGGGCGTGGCGCCCGCGCCGGCCACCACGGATACGGTGGGCAGAGCGCCGCCCGTCAGCCGCGTTCCGCCGGCAGTCGCCCCGGTGCCGGTGGCCGCGAGCGTGATGGCGTTGCCGAGATGTCCGCCCCGGACGGCGGTGATGGTGATCACCCCCGAGGAGTTGGCCGCCGTGACGTGGCCCCGCACCAGGGCGTCCGTCAGGCCGTTGATGGCCGCGACGATGCTCACTGCCGTGGCGGTGTCGTCCCCGTTGGTGCCCGCCACGTTGCCCGTCGAGACGCCGTTGATGGTGACGGTGTAGTTCCCGCCGTCAGCCCCGGAGACGGTGACCGTGTTGGACGCCTGCGCGCCCTCGTGCTGAGCCGCCGTCCCGCCCGTCAGCCGGCCGGTGCCCGAGACGGCCAGGTCCGTGCCGTCAGAGGTGCTGAGTGAAATCGCGTTTCCCGCGATGCCGCCGTAGCGGGCGAAGATGTGCACCACCGCCGACCGGGCCAGCGCCCGGACGTGCTTGGAGACGATGGCCGTGGTGGAGCCGTTGATCGCCGCCGCGAGGTTGGTGGCGGTTGCCGCGTCGGTGGCGCCGACCACGAACTGGTTGTTCGCCGCCGTGGTGGCGTGGGCGGTGATGGCTTGGCCGTTGATCGAAATCGAATCGGCCGCGTCCACGGAGGCGCACGTCGCGGTGCCCGTCGCCACCACCCCGAGGTTCTCCACGGTGATGGTGGACGCGCCCGGCTGGGCGGTGAGCGTCACAACCCCTTCGGAAGAGGTGGCCGTCAGGACGTTCACCACCCCGGCGGAGGTGCTGGCGTTGATGGCGGCAGCGAGCGCCGCCGCGTCCAGCGTGTCGGTGCCCCCGGAGATGTCGAACTCGTTGTTCCCGGAGGTGGCCGCGCTGCCCTTCGAGGTGAACGGGACGCCGTTGATGAGGAGGACGGTGCCCGCCGCCATCGAGGCGAGGGTGATGGTGACGGTGCCGGCCACCGCCGAGTCCCGGACGGCCACGGTGCGGATGGTGTGCGCCCCGTTCAGCCCGCCTTCCAGGTGGTTGATGATGTGGCGGAGGTTGTTCTGCGCCCCCGCGTCGGTGTCGAACGACACGTCCCCGGAGTTCAGGGAGGTGATGCTGAGGTTGGTAATCTTCGAAGCCATGTCGCGCCTCCCTGAACCGGGGTCCGGACTACTCGGTGATGCCGGTCAGCGCCACGGTGCGGCCGGGGGCAAACAGGGCGATCTGCGAGATGTCCGTGGTGCGGGCCTCGTAGGTGTTCTTGTCCGCCACCTGGGTCCACAGGTCCGAATTCTCGTCCGGGCCGGTGACGAACTTGAGGTCCGTGATGCCGACGCGGAAGAGGTTGTTGGGGCCGATGGCGAGGCCGTCCGAGTCCCGGAGCAGCGGGTGGACCATCAGCTCCGTCACGCCCGTCTGCCCATAGTACTCGATGGTCTCCACGCCGCTGGTGCCCTTCGAGCGGTTGTAGGAGCCATCGAAGCGCCGGGAGGACATCAGGTCGGAGTTGAGGATCTCGTAGGACGGCGAGGGCAGGAACAGGGTGGTGTTCTGCTTGTCGTCCTTCTTCGAGGCGATGGTGTTGCGCCCGACCAGCTTCCGCATCGCCTTGAGGATGAGGAGCATGGTCGGCCGCCCGAACGAGCTGGAGACGTTGGGCTTGGCCCACGGGTAGGTGGCGAGCGCGATGTTCTGCACCGTCCCGGAGGTGGTGGTCATCAGCTTGTGGAGCCCCATCTGCTCCTTGTGGGCAGTGGTGGTGCGCGCGCCCTTGAAGTACAGCCAGTCGTTCGCCACCACCGAGGACGACGTCCCGGTGACGGTGATGGTCTTCGCGTCCAGGTCCACCGCCGAGACGGTCAAGTCCCCGTTGTGCTGGTTGGCGGTGGCCGCCTGCGCGTCGAAGGCCTCCAGGATGGCGTTGATGAGCCGGATGGCCAGCGTCGGGCACCACGTGTCGTCGGTGATGGTGATCACCCCGGTGTCGATGCTGGAGACCTTGAACAGCCCCTCCTGCCCGTACAGGTAGGAGTGCTCGCGCCGGAACTCGTGGCCGGTCTGGAGCGCCTGGAGCCGCTGCTTCGTGGCGTTCTCGAAGGCCGCGTCCCCCGCCTTGGACGCCTCCTCGTAGGCGCGGGTGATCATGCGCGTCCGCATGATGGTCTCGTAGGCGTTCACCTCCGCCTGCTGGTTGACGCCCACGATGGCGTCGGCGAGGGTGGCCTCGGCGGAGCCGGTGGTGTTGTAGGTCATCCCGTGTTCCATGGCCAACTCCATCAGCCACCGGAACGTCTCGCCGATCTTGTACTTGTCGGTGAACGGGGCCCGGTCGGTGATGAGGGTGGGATGGAACGGGAGGCGCTCGTACTCGTTGCCGTAGACGCGCTTCGCCTGCTGGGACTGGGTGGGAGTTGCGACGGAAGCCATGGAGAACTCGCAAGCGCGACGTGCGCGCGGAAAGAGGCTGAGCCGGACTGCGCTTCAGGCTCCCTTGCGGTAGTGGCTGGACTCGGCCGGGTGGCCCATCGCCCCAGAGGGGTAGAGGTGCGCCCTGCTTCGTCCCTGGCCTACATCTCCGGGGCCGACGTGTGTGACGCTACGTGACTTGTGGTGCCGGCGTCAAGCGCCCGGCCCGGATTCGGCGCAACGTGAGCGGCGCGCGGGGGCTTCGGGTTGCGCCGAATCGCACGCACACCGACCCACGTGGACGAATTCCCTCTAGTTCGGAGGCCATTCCCTCCTGTCCTTTGGCCGGGAAATGCCGGGGGTCGGGCGGGGAGGCGCCTCCGGGTAATTCGCCGACGCTGGACCTTAGGCTTCGTGCTTTTGTCGGCGGAATGCCGCTTCAGAGGGAGATTCCAATCTATTGGCAGCGGTGCCAATGCGTTGGAGCCAGCGGAGTGGATTTCCTGCCAATCCGTTGGAGTGGGCTTGACGATGGCCGGCCGCGAACGCCTACACTCGCGCGCCCCGCGTCGCTGATCGATCCTGCCTCGCTGGTCACGTCGCGACTGTCGGGGCGCTGCCCCGAACCCCGCCCCTCTCGCCGGGGAGGCACAGCGGCTCGTTGGTGACGCGACCGACGCGACGTGGTACAACGTCGGCGCGGCGCGGGCACGGATGGCCATCCGGTCCGGCGTCCCAGCGTCGGCAGCCCGCCGCCGCGTTCTCTCTGGGAGGAGAGCCATGCAGATCACCGAGCACGACCTGAATCAGTTGGAGATGGACCTCGCCCTGGCGGTGATGCGCGCCGTCCACGAATGGGCGGACCGAGTTCGCGCGGCGGAGGTGGCCAAGTCCCGCGCGTTGCGCGAGTTCTCCGCCTCGGCCGAGGCGATCTGCGCCGCCTTCGGCTACCCCATCGGCGACATGCCGCCCGAGTTCCTGGCGGACGTGACCGTGGCGATGACCGAGCAGCGCGAGCCGATCGACTTCTCCAAGGACGGAATGCTGCTGGCTCTCTGGCGCTTCTGGGGCGCCGGGCGAGGGATGGCTGCTAGGCGCCAGGGCGGACGGCAACCATGATCACGGACGTGCGGCTGTGCGTGAGCGGCGGACCCGGCGGGATTGCGCATCTCTGCGAGCCCACGGGCGGCGGACTCGTCAAGGCGATCGAGAAGTGGACGAAGGCAAACGAGTTCGTCTCAATCATCAGCATCGGCTGGGGGTTCGAGCCGCCCAACCGCATCAGTCAGGGCGGAGGGTGGGGCACCCAGCACGATGGCTGGTTTCACGCACACATCCTCTACGCCGTCCGCTCCGACGCGGCCATGTGGAACTCCTGAGAGCCCGGAGCGCCTACCCCTTCGCCCCGATGAAGTCCAAGAACTGCGCCCGCTCGCGGGAGATGTACTGCCCGTTGCCGTTCCGGGGCTGCCCGTTGCCGTTGCCACCCGTAGGCGCCGGACGCTGGCCACCAGTCGCCACCGCGCCACCGCCGGCCTGGGCCCGCCCCGCCGCCTCCTCGGCCTCCCGGACTTCCACCCACGCCTCCGCCGCCCGGTCCAGCCACTCCCGCCCCATCGCCGCCGCCAGGGACTTCCCCCGGAGGTTGCCGAAGGTCACCATCTGCTCGGCGCGCATGTCTTCGACGGCCAGCTTCGCGAGGAGCTGGGGGGAGATTCGGGCCTGGGCCTCTTCCGGGGTCATCTCCCCGGCCAGCACCGCCTCGTCAATCTCCGCCTGGTAGCCGGCCATCTTGGCCACGAAGCCCCACGACGCAGGCCCCTCGGGGACGCCGGCCTCTTTGAGCGCGCCGACCCAAGCCGCGCCCAACTCCGCACGCTGGCGCTTGGCCACCGCCTCCGTCTTCTCCTTCTGGGCGCGGGCCGTCGCCTCCTGCTTCTCCTTCTCGATGGCGGCCAGCTTCTCGCGGGCCTCCCGGAGTTCCCGCTGTTCCGGCGTCTCCTGAGCGCGCTCGTGGTCGGTGATGAGCTTCCGGGCCGCCCACTGCTTCGGGTCGAGTTCCACCTCCCGGAAGACGGACTCGGGGTCCGCCTTGAAGCGCTCCTTCCAGTCCTTGACGCGGGCCTCGTGTTCCGCCTTCGCTCGAGCGAGTTCCTCCCGCTGCTGGTGGAACGCCGCGCCCTGCTGTGCGTACCGGTGGTACACCTCGTCCGGGACCTCCCGCTCGGATCCGTAGACCTTCACCTTCCGGAGGACCGGCGGAGGCGCCTGCTGGCCGCCCGCTGGTGCTCCGCTGGCGGGCTGCTGGTCGGGTGCTGGTGACGTGCTGGTGCCCCCGGTGGGGGCGGGGGTGGACGGTGCGGCGGCGGGTGCGTCAGCCATTGATGGACTCCTGGCCGACATGGATGATCGGCCCGCGAGGGAAGTGGGGGACGGGACGGAATCCGAGGCGCCCGCTGGCGCGATCCTCGTCCTCCCGGTAGCCGAGAATGCGAATGGCGGCGGTGAACTCGTTGAGGGAGCGCGCCTTCACCTCGATGCCGTCGAGCGTGGCCTCAAACCGCTGGACGAACGATGCGTCAGCCATTGTGGGTCTCCACACGGATCCGGCGAACGGTCCCGCACGAGAACAACCACACCGAGCCATCGTGACACACGATCAGCACCTCTCCGCTCGGCAGAATACAGGAGTGCTCCACTTCGGTCGGCAACACGTCAGCCATTGGCCACCTCCCCAGTCGGGGACCATTCGGCCCCGGTCTTCGGATTCGTCGGGCGCTGTGCCTCCCTGGCGCCACCTTCCGGCGGCCCTGACGGCGCTGGGCCTCCACCTCCGTCAGGCTTCGGCGCGCTTCCGTCAGGGCCCGGAGCGCCTCCCGGCAGGCCGGCGGGCATGGGCATCTGCGGCGGCGGGCCGTGGAGCGCCAGAAGGAGCGGGTCACCTTGGACCCACTGCATCAGGATGCGGACGTGGGCCATCATGTGGGCGCCCGCGTTCGCCACCACCACCGCGTTCTTCCGGGCGGCGGGGGACGCCAGAACCGGTCGGTGTCCCAGGATGTGCTTCAGCGGGTGGTCGGTGAACATGGCGGTGCTGACGACGGGTGTGCCGGACATGCCGTCAGGGCCGGTCGGCATGGGCAGCGGCGCTCCGTCCATCCCTGCCGGCTCGAGCGCTTCCCCGGAGAGAAGCCGCTCGTTCTCCTCCCGGATGGTGAGCATCTCGGCATGCTCGTCTTCGATGAGCGGCTCCCACTTACCCGTCTCCAGGAAGGTGATCAGCGGCTCCACCGGCATGTTCTGCCCCTTCGCCTCGATGATGAGTTGAGCCACCGCCTGCCTACCCGTGGCGGTGCGCATCATCGACGGCGCGCTCTCAACCGTCACCCGGTCGATTCCGCCGAGTTCCTTCTTGCTGAAGGAGCCCATCACGGTCCGCTGGGACTTCCCCACGGTGAGCGGCAGCGTCCGGGAGTACTGGCCAAACTGCGCGAAGCGGCGGAGGATGCCGGTGGCTACCTCCCGGCGAAGCTCGTTGTACGCCTTCGCCAGCCCCGACACCGAGCGCTGCGTCTTGTCGTCGATGAGCAGCGCCAGGGAACCGGACGATGGCAGCGGGCCGCGCCCCATGGACTGGTCATCCATGCCCATCTTGGCGTCCACGCTCGCCTTCTGCTTGTCGAGCATCTGGAGCACCTGGGCGTCGGTGTGCGCCAGGTCCAGCCGCTTCGGCTCGCCGTCCTTCCCGCCCGAGTAGTGGAGAGCGAGGAGGCCCTTGCGGAGATCCTCCGGTCGCAGCCCGTTCCCCTCCGGGTTGAGAATGGTGTTCGTCCCCAGCCCGGCTTGGTTGCTGTGAATGACGCTGGTCAGGGTGTCCACCACCCGCTGGAGCCCCAGGGCGTCGTGCGCCGAGGTGTACGCGCGGGGCGTGCCGTACATCTCGCCGGCAGCGATGCGGTAGCACGCCAGGTCGTCCTGCCCCTTCGAGTCCACGTAGCGGGCAGGCCCGTCCGCGAGCACGATGTCTCCACCCACCACCCGGCACCACCGCCCCTGCGGGCAACCTGGCGTCTTCATGTGGCGCAGCTCGAGCACAGCCACCTCGTCCGTCCGGCTCCGGTAGTTCGCCGCGCCCTGGGCCTTCGTCCAACCCCGGATGTAGCGCGACACCCGGTCTTCCTTCGCGTCACTGGAGATGGCCCGGATGCGAGCGGCGAGTTCCGGCGTCGGCGCCTCGGCCGCCAAGTCGTACTTGTTCACCCAGCGCCGGAGGATGAGCCACTGCAAGTCCCCGCGAGCGTCGTACTCGAAGGCGACGTCCGTGGGGAGGTAGAAGCGGACCTCCACGTCCCCGGCCCGGATTTCCTGGACGCCCTGAAGGTTCGGCGGCGGGAGCGGCTGGCCCTCTGCCACCGGCCCGGACTCTCCCACCACCGGGCGCTTCTCCGCCACCGGCCCGGCGCGGTCGTTCCAGGGAACGTCCACCCACGCCCAGGCGAGGTTTTCCGACGTCTCCGCCGCCAGGAGACACTTCTTCTCCGCCCCCAGTTGGTCGAAGTAGTAGTCCAGCACCGCCCGCCCCAGCACCACGGAAGCCTGCGAGTCCGAGTCCGAATTCGAGGGAACGGGCTTGAAGGCGCTCGGCTCCGCCGTGGCGATGGTGAGTTTGTTCCGGAGGGCGCTCCGATACTCGTTGTCCATCACGTACCGGAGTTGGTCTTGCTCTCCCTTCTTGCCGATGCGCGACGTCTGATTCCCGTCCTCGTCGCACCCGTAGTAGGCGTAGGTGGCGAGTTGCATCCGGTCGAGGTCGCGGTGGAGCAGTGCTTGCTCGAAGTCGTCGAACTTCTCGACAAGCTTCGGGGCCAACTCCTCCGGTGGGAGGGTGGCCCAATGGCGGAGGGACTGGTCGATCATGAGGCACCCGGCTTGTGAGCGCCCTCGTGACGGGGCGGAAGGGAGCAGTGGAGATCTCGGTGGCATTCACCGGAGCAAGACACGCGCTCGCCGCACGTGCCCCACTCCTCGCCGTACTCGGAGAAGAGGCGAACATCGTGACCGTCGTGTTCCCAGAGCCACCGACCGAGGCGCAGAACGCCGTGGACCTCAAGGCCCATGAGCACCTCGGCCGGGTGCCGGATTGTCTCATGGCGCGCGCCGAGGGCTGCGAGCTCCCCCCGTCCGTCGCGCAGTAGGTCGGCTGCCTCTTGGCCTCGGTGATTGGACCGGTCGTCAAGGTCGTAGCGGACGCCACACCCGAGACAGCGGTACTCGTAGGACGTGCTCATCCGCTCACCTTCCTCCGAACGCCCTCAGAAGCGCAACGCCAGACTCGGAGACAGGCGCCCCGGCGCGGTCCTTCAGCGGCGGCAGCGTGTTCTGCAAGTCCATCCCGTACAGGTGCGGCACCCGTCCCTTGTTCGGCACCACGTTGCGGTGCCCGTAGAGCAGACAGTCCAGCAGGTCGAAGTGACCGAAGCCTTCCACCCGTTCGTACTCGGTGTGCTGCTTGTTCCAGATGGCCGCTCGGCACTGCGCCACCGTCTCCGGCACCTCGGGCGAGAACTCCACCTCGTCCCGAAGAAGCGCGTCCTGCAAGTCCATCAGCCCGGCCTGCTTGTCGTCCTTGCGCGGGGGCGTCGTCACGAAGTTGTACTTCTGCGCCAGGTCCCGACGCACGATGCCCAGGTCGTCGTCCATGATGCGGAAGTGGAGCCCGCGAAGCGTCGGCATCTGGGAGAACGTGGCGGCTTCCAGTGCCCGCGCCGCCTTCACGATGTCCTCTTCCGTGGGCCGGAGCAGCTTCGCCTCTCGCTGCGCCCGGAACTTCCGGCGAGGGAAATCGTAATAGCCCACCAGCACGCCGGTTGGGTCTCGGCTCCCTCCTAAGTCGATGAGCGTGTACCAGTCCGAGAAGAGCGGCGTGCTGATCTCCGCCACCGTCAGACGGTTGGCGAGCGCCTCCGTGAAGCGCGGCAGCACCGCCCGCGTCTCCTCGATGACGAACTCCGCCATGAACTCTCGGAGGTAGACGGTGGAGAGCATGAACTCCTCCACCGACATCCGCTTCATGTCCGCGCCCTGGCGAACAATTTCCCACTTCTCCGCCTCGGAGTAGCGCGGGGTTTCCCAGAAAGTCGCGTGCGCGCTCCGTCCCTTCGCCTTGGCACCGAGGTAGTAGTTTTGGAAGGCGTGGCCCGGCGAGTCCGGGGGCGATGAGGCAATGACGCCCGGCCCGCCCGTGTTCCACGTCTGGGGCCAGAGCACCTCGTCCACCACCGTGGAGAGTTCTGGGACGAATGCCCCCTCGTCCACCACCCAGAGGTGGGCCTCCTGTCCGCGCAAGTTCTCGTAGTGCCCGCCGTCGCAACCGGCGATGTCGATGATGGAGTCCGCCTCGTGCGCTCGTTTCGCCTTCGGCGTCCGGTAGATCTGCAACTCGTTGGACTGCGAGTCCAGCTTCGGCCGGATGTCCTCCGGACAGGTCGCCAAGATGCGCTTGATGGACGGACGGATCATCTTCCGCACATCCACCTGCGTCTTCGCCGCGTACTTGATGGAGCGCCCCGAACCCTGGAGAGCACACTCCAGCGCCAGCACCAGCAGGGCGTAGGTTTTCCCCACGCGGCGGGCGATGTCCCAGACGATGATGCGCCGGGTCCCCGTAGCCGCGTAGAACTGGCAGTAGAGGCGGTATTGCAGCTCGTCCAGCAACCACCACAGCCGCCCCTTGCGCCAGGCGTCCGCCCTCTTCTTGGGGTTGGAGCGGATGAGGCTGGCCGCTGCCTCGAAGTCGCTCATGCACCGCCGAGACTCCCAGCACGCCGCACCGTCACTCGCCCGCCGGGACCATCAAACTCGAACGCCTCCACTTCGGCAGTGGTGGGGCAGATCTGGACGGCGGCGACGGCCTCTGGCGGCGGAGTGGCGCTCGCCCACGGCGCGTGATCCGGAAGCATCACGGCGACCACGCGCTCGCCCGGCCCAGGAATGCGCCGTTCGACCTCCGGTCGGAACGCCCAGAGCACCGGCCAATAGTCGCGGTCACTCAGCGTCAGGCCGACATCGCGCATGCCGCCATTCACGAGCGCCAGCAACGCCCGCAGGACCGGCTCCTGGATGCGCGCGCGGGCCGTCTTCTGGCTCACTCGCCACCCCATCCCATCTTCCGCTCCACCTTCAGCAGCCGCGCCTCCAGCCGCTTCAGGCTCAGTGCCTGTTCCTCCGCCGCGACTCGTCCGGAGGCGGCGAGTTCTGCCACCTTTGCCGTGAAGGCCCGGCGCTCGTCCGTTCGACGGAGCCACAGCAGCCACGCAGCGAAGGCGAGGCATCCGAGGAAGGCGGCGGCGAGGGAGGGCCCAAGGAGACTCACGGCCGGGCCTCGCACGCCCAGACCCAGGCGCCGACGTGAACATTGGCCATGGCGTCGGCGGTCCCGAAGAGCCAGAACATGCCGCCGGTCGGCCGGAGCGTGAAGATGTCCCGCGTGCGCATGTCGTCTCCGGAGGCGTCCGCGCTGAGTAGCGCCATGCGGTCCCCGTCGATGCGGACGGGCTGCCGGATCTCCACCTTCGCGCCGGGCCCGGACGTGGGGAACTCGTTGGCGATGCTGACGATCTGCCCAACCCGCCAGAACGTTAGCGACTCCGGGGTGAGGATTTCGACGTCCCGCCGCAGGCTCGGGTTACCCACCGCCCACCTCCTCCAGAGCCGCCATGGCCTTGCCGATGGCCACTGAGCGGTAATCCTCCTGGTGGTACTGCTCCACCTTCACCACTCGTCCCTTCTCCACCGTGGCCACCTCCACCGCCGCCGGCCCAGAGGACGACGACAGGCGCACCCACTTACCCGGAGGCGCGGACTTCGTGACGGCGACGAGGTACGTCACGCACCAGCGCCGCGTCTCGTAGAGCGGGAGCCCGTCCCTCGGGTTGACGCCGGCTGGCACCGTCTCCGTGCGCTGGAACAGGGAGCCGGACTTCACCCACTCCGCCACCACGCGCTGCTCCACCTTCGCGCGTTTGGAGATGGCCGCTCGGGCGAGGTCCAGGGCGTTGCCCATCTGCCCGTCGATGTAGGTGATGGCTTCCCACTCCAAGTGCTTCAGCGGGGGCCGGGTGTCCAGCGGGGCCTGTGCGGCGGCGCTCATGCGGACCTCTGGCGCTCGTGCGCCTCCATGGTGGTCTCACGCCACACGCAGTCGGCGACCGCCGTCTCCGGGCATGGCGCGCAGAACCGAACGGTGCCGTCGCGCTGAAGCGCTGCCGGCGCCATGGGCAGAATCCGCCCGGTCCGCTGGCCCTTGCCGTCCAGGCGCTCAAGGCGCCCATCCAGTTTCACCTCGAGCGGGATGTCTCGGTAGGCCGTCACGCGCGCTCCAGCACCACGCAAGCGCCCGTCTCATCCCACCACGCCAGCGTTCCGAGCCGACACGCCTCCTGGTGGCGCGGGTCACCCCGGCTCAGCCCCTCCATCTCGTGATCGAGTTGGGTCAGCGCCTTCCGGAACTCCTCCGGGGCCAGCAGGAGGCGAGCGGTGCGGCTCTCGGAGCCGGACGCCCCGGACTTCCTGGCCACGTCGAAGGCGGCATTCCAGCCCGGCCACTTCTCGGGCTTGCGATGAGCGGCGATGAGCGCGGCCGCCAGTTCCATCCGCCCGGCCGGTGTCTGCGGTAGGTCCTTCAGCGGCAGTCCGGCCACCTCCGGCGGCGGGACCGGGCCGACCCCCACCTCCGCCCGGAGCATCGCGCTCGAGATCGTCCCCTCCCGCGCAACGCCCTGTTGGTAGGGGGTGAGCGTCGGCGGCCTCGCCTCGGGCTGCGTCTTCTTCGCCGCCGGCTTCTCGGTCTTCTTGCTCACTTGCGCTCCTTCCAGGGGCCGGACTCGGCCAGTTCAACCGCAGGGGCGTTAGTGTGTTCGCCCGGACCGTCGGTAATGCCAGTCAGCCGAACGCTCCAAGTCGGCGGCTGGAAGTCCTCGCGCGCCGGGATCGGCGACAACGCCTGTACCGGAATCGCTCCCTTCGCCGCCACCGCGTCCGGAGTCCAGGCTTGGCGCTGGGCGCGGGCCTCTTCGATGGCGGCGCGGGCGTCGGGGCGGAGCCGGGCGGTCTCGGCGGTGTGCATGGGCGTCGAGACCGTTCCTTGCCGCTCGAAGGCCGCCAGCATCTCGCGGGACGCCCTCCGGTCACGCTCGCACGCCGGGCACTCCTCGGCCGGACCTTGGCGATGCGGCTCGCCGATGGACGGGACCTCCTGTGCTTTCGCCTCCGCCCTCTCAAACCACACCGTCCCCTCTTGCAGGTAGACGGCGAACTCCGACGTGGGCTTCCGCTGGTACGGGCGTTGGTAGTACGTCCTCGCCTTCGCCCACTCCGCCGGACCCAGCGTCAGCGTCAGGGACGGGCGCTCGCCCGCGCGTGGCGACTCCAGGGCATGCAGCAGCGCCCGGAGCGCCTCGTCGAGGATGGCGCGGTCTGCCTTGTCGGATGGTGCTACGGCGTCGTAGGCGTTCATCGCTTGGCCTCGTGGATGGCGCGCCCTTCGGCGCGGGCCTTCTCCACTTCCGCCCGGAGCATGGCGGTCTTGCCGTGGCGCGGGCCGTAGAGCGCCGCAATCTCCGCTCGGTCCATGACCTTCCGCCGGCCGAGGCCACGCGCCAGGGCCGCCATCTGCTCCTGGGTCAGCAACTCACCGGGAGCGGGGCTCGTCAGCGTCCGGGCGCTCTCCGCGCGCATCCGCTCGATCTCCAGCGTCCGGGCGCGCTTGGCCTTCGCCCGCCCCAGCGCCTTCTGGAGCCGGCGACGCTGGTCGTTGTTGCGCACCCGAGCGATCTGCGCGTCGAGAGAGTCCAGCACCGCGTCTGCCTGCGCTCGCGTCGGGAGCGTGGTGGCCTCCGGGTGCTGCGCCGCGTACCGCCTCGCCTCGTCCAACGTCGTCATTGCTCCCTCCCCAGGGCTTACGCCGCTCCCAACTTCGGCGGCTCCAAGTCTGCGTCACTTCCGGACTCGCCCGACGCGGACGCCTCCGGTTCCGGCATCTTGTCGGCCGGGATGGCCGTGCCCAGCCCCCGGTCCCACAGCGCCTCAAGGGCCGTCAGCCGCTCCCGGTGCGAGGGTCGGTCCGTCAGCGTGACAACTCCACCGTCCTTTGAGGCGACCTCCCGCGTCGCCGTCGCCTCGCCCCGGGCGATGGCCAGGAGCCGGTCTACCAGTTCCCGCCCCTCCCGCGTCTCCCGGCGGATGTACTTCGCCAACCCGGCCGGCCCCAACTCCTTTGGCCGCCCCTTCGGGTTGCTCACCTCGCCCGGCCGGAACGGCCTCCCACGCGGCATCCCGTCCGGCCGCAATTCTCGCATGGAGTCGCCAGGCACGGGCCGCAACCTACTCCGCTACACGCGCCCGCGTCCACTCTGGCGCTCGCACCTGTCGCGCTTTCGGGCAGTGGACTACGCGCGCGCACCGTAGTCCCACCGCGTCATGACGGCGAGGTGCCGAGTTACGGATGGTTGCGAGAAATGCACGACGGCATGTGGTGTGCTATATTGGTGGGCATGAACGAGACGGCGCGGAAGGTTCGGGTTGGGGACTTCGTGGCGAGGCTGATTCACTTCAACGCCGGGTGGCGCTGGTGGGCGTCGTACAGCGGCCCGAAGGCGGCGCTGGCAGGTGAGGACGATGTGTTCGGCCTGGCGCCTGGCGGATACGAGGACCGGGGCGCGGCGGTCCGGGCGATGAGGCGGGCGGCGGTGCGGTTGACCACGAAGGCGGAGGGCTAAGCCATGACGACGATTGAGAACGTGACGAAGGTGCAGATCGAACAACTCCTGGACGATGCCAAGACGGCCGGCGACCTTTTCTTGGTCCAGTTCTGTGAGTTGGCGCTGGTCACGTTCGGGCCTCGCCCGGCGCGGCTCGACTACGAGCGCGCGGAGAACGCCCTCTCCCGGTGCGTCCGGGCCATCCAGGCGGCGGAGTCGATGAGGACGGGTGCGAGGGCCACCCTGCTGGGCCACGCGACCCCATGGGCGTGACGGTGTACTGCGATGGCTCCTGCCGTAAGGTCAGCGCCCGGCGGGTGGTCCGGTGAGCCACCTCCGCGACATGGCCTCCACCATCGACCGCTGCATTGAGGCGGGGCTGGCGTACCTGGACGCAGAGCGGCGGCTAGAGCGATGGGAGATGTGCGCGCGGGTGTACGCCATGCCGTCAGGGGTTGCGGAAGAGGGGCTGAAGGAGTCTGGGCGGGCGGTGGCGACGAAGGGTCTGGAGTTGATGCTGTGCGAGCAGATGGAGCAGGGGCTCTGGGAGGAGAAATGAGCATGCAAGGGAAGCACGCGCTGACGCGAACCAACGACCACGGCGAAGTGACGTTCCGGATCTCCAACGGGGACAGGACCATCGCCGAGAAGACGCTGTGGGAGGACATCTCGACGCCGGAGGAAATCGCCGAGGTAGAGCGCGAACTTCGGGTCGCGGCGGCAGCCCCGGAGATGCTGGACGCGCTCAGGGATGCAGCCAAGTTGCTCCGGGGGTTGGCCGACTCCGAGGATCGCGCCGGCAAGCACAACGCCGGCGTCAACGTTCGGGCGGTCGAGAAGAAGTTGTACGCCGCCATCGCCAAGGCCACGAGGACGCCATGACCTCCGACGCCCTCACCCACGAAGAAAGGAACACGCCATGAAGCACGAACTCATCTCCGGCGGGACCCGGTTGCACGTTCGCATCTCCTTTACCGAGCAGGAGGTGGCCGCCTTCCCTCACGCAGCCTGCCCGGAGGGAATTGACGTGACGCTTGACCTGCCCCAGCTCGGCGGCATGGTCGCGGCGGCCATCCGCTCGAAGCACGGCAAGTCGGTGGACGCGGGCGGGGCGCTGGTGGTGCGTCGGGCGAAGGCGAAGTCATGAACGACGCCTTCGACAACGCACGCACCGACCGGGAAGCGCTGGAGCGCTACGGCGCCGTCCTGACCCACGCCGTCACCGTCCCCCAGCCCATGGCCTGGGCCATCGCCTCCGGACACTGCTCCACCATCCCAGCCGACACCCGTCCGGACATGGGGAGAGAGGGGGAGTTGCTGGGTATCCACGCAGGCCTCAAGCGCTACTCGACGCTGGACGCCATCGACTGCTGGCACCAGATGCCGCCCGACTCCGGAAGCGTCCCGCTGGACCTCCCTCGCGGCGCCCTCATCGGAGTGGCGAGGCTGGTGGGGGTGGTGCGCAGGGACGAAGACCTGGACGGCTGGGTCAGCATGATCGGTCGATCCGTGACCAGCGCCTTGGACGCCGAGGACTGCGCTCGCATCGCTCCCTGGTGGCCCCCCGGCACGAAGTGGGGCCTGCTACTCTCCAAGGCGGTGTTGCTCTCGGAGCCCATCCCGATGCGGGGGAGTGGTGGGGTGTGGCGATTGCCGCCAGCGTGTTTGCTCGGAGGACTGTGTGTCGACGAGCGGCCGCACCACTGCGACCCGAGACGCGAGGCCCTGGAGCAGTGGCGGAAGGCGAGGGCGCAACAGTGAGACGACCTCGCCCTTGCCGGATCATCGGCCCCAACTTGCCGTGCGGCCACATCCGTCAGACCCCCGCTGGCCAACGCCAATCGCTTCCCTGCGCCACCTGCTGTGGCCAGGTGTTTGCCGACAAGGCCGCCACCATTTCGCGCTACGGCGTCGCTGGCGTCTACATCTGGGTCGAAAGGCCAGCGCCATGACCTCCCGCTCCTACTCCTCCATGGTGGCTGAGCGTGAGGAGGTGCTCGCCCAGAAGCGGCGCGGACCGGCACTCACCCGCTCCCAACGCCTCGCCTCCGGACTCGCGGTCTGTCGGGCCGATGTCGCGTGCGGACGCGCGGTCTGGCGCCGAGGGATGTGTCGCTCGTGCGCCGCCGCCAACCCGTCCGCACGTGCGCGCTTGGGGGTGAAGGCGATCATCCCCATCTCGTTCCCTGCTGACGTCTGGGCGCGGGCGATGACTCGGGCGGCAATGGACGGAATCTCCGCTTCCGAGTTGGTGCGGAGGGCGGTGGTCCGGGCGCTGGGTCAGCCCACGAGCGACAACTGCCCCTCGTCCGGGCCGAGCACGCGGACGTGCCCGTAGCCGCGCGCCTTCGACTCCGGCGTCCAGACGAACCACGCATACTCGGTGGCGTCCGTCCCCTCGCCATCGAAGGATGGGCGTTCGCTGAGGACGTAGACGTCGGCTGGGTTGCGGCGCCAGAAGTCGAGGCGCTTCTGCGAGCCGAGGAAGTTCAGGCGAAGCAGCATCGCCACGACCGGGGCGCATCCCAGCGCCCGCGCAACGTGTTCCGCCGCCGCGCCGTAGGGCGGATTCCCGCACACCACGTCGTGCCGGTGGATGTGGGCGTAGCGCGGCGCGGCCGTCAGGAAGTCGTCCCGATCCGCGACCCCGCTTCTACCGTCGGCCGCCACGGACCGCACCAGCGCGCCCATGGCCTCCTCGCGCAGTTCAATCGCCGTCCACTTCACGTCGGGGCGGCGCGCGTTCACGGCCCGGATGATGGCGCCCTCTCCGGCGCTCGGCTCTAACCACCACCCTCCGGGCAGATTGACCGCCCGGAGCAGCCAGTCCACGCACCATGCTGGCGTCGGGAAAAAGTCCAGCCCTCCGCCCCCTCGCTCTCCTCGGTTGGTAGCGCTCATGGTTGAGCCCTCGTGGAGTGGAGCTCGATGGCAGCCTCCTTTGCGGGGCCGTCCGGCGAGCACGTAAGGCACAGATAGAGTCCCCGCCCCGGTTGCGTGGGGTCCGGGACGATCTCCCCCAAGCAGATTTGGCATGGGCCGCCCTGCCACGGTGGCGTCTCTTGCGCCCTCGTCGCCTCCGGGACGTCGCTCGCCACCTCGGTCATCTGGCGCAGTTGGAGTTCCGCCTCTTCTGCTCGTCCTCTCATCTGCTCTAGGCGAGCGGTGAGGGATTCGATCTCTCCAGCGCGCTCGACGCTTGTCTCCACTTCGGCCGCAAGGAGGCGCTCGCGGTTTTGCAGTTGCGCGGTGAGGGATTCGACTTCGGCCTTCCCAGCGAAAGAGCGGATCAACTCGGCCGCGCGCTGCTGGTTGTCGTCGAGACACGTGGGACGCGTTGTCGGATGGCCGCCGTCCGGAGCGCAGAGAGCTCCGCGCGCCTTCGACTCGGCCTCCAGCGCCCGCTCTTCCGCTGCGTCCGCTCGCCGTGTCTGTTCCTCCGCGATGTCTCGCTCTCGGAGCGCTCGCGCGAACGCTGCATCCGCTCGCCCCTTCTCGCGCGAAGCGACGGCCGCCTCGTCCCGCCACGCCTTCGCGAGCACACTCACCGCGTCGTCTAGGTATGGGACTCCTTCTCCTGGAGTGCCTTTGAGAGCCTCGCGGATGGCGCCCACCGGGAACGTCGCCCCGCCGGTGGCTTCCTCGGCGATGCGCTGGCGCAGGTAGAGCACCAGATCTTGCGCCTCTTGGTACGCGTCCACCAGCGCATCCCGCCCGTTCCGAGTTCGCAGGGGCGTGCCGTACTTCGCGAGTCCGGCTTCGGCACGCTTCCGGAAGTCCTCCAACACCAACGGCAACACCGGCGCCCCTTCGCCCGCGGGCGGCGGTTGTCGTTCCCACGGGCGCAGCGGCCCCGACTCCATGACCGCCTCACGCGCCTTCGCCTCGCCGCTGTCGTCGCTCATGACTCCACCTCTCCAGCGAGCGTGGTCCCCGCGTCCGTCGAGTTGATGCTCACCGCACACCGGCAGTCCCCCAGCAGGAGCGCAAGGAGGAAAACAAGCCCGGCGGCCACCACGAACGGCGACAGCGCCTCTTCAAGGTCTCGCGTCATGGCTCCCTCTTCTCGATTCGAATCCGCACTGCCCACTCCTCGCCCCGCTCCTCTGCGTACTTCCACCGCACCCGCGTTCGGTCCCCGTCGTTCACTCCGAGCCCATCCGCCACGCCGTCCCGGATGGCCTTGAAGCCGGCCGCCAAGTTGTCGTCGTCCAGCACCTTCCCGCGCGCCGTGCGAATTCGCGTCAGCGTCACCAGCGCCGGGAGGAGTCCGCGAGCGCTCGGCGGGGCGCTCCGGAGCGCGGCACTCACCGCCATCTTGGCTCCGTTCCGGTGCAGCGCCCGACGTTGGGCATGGACGTACCAGGCGCCTCGGAGGTTGGTCTCCGAGACGACGTGCGCCGGGATGGTGATCTCCAGCGGAGGCGGGTCGATATGCAGGGTCATGAGTCCCCCTTCCGGGCGTAGCGGCTCAAGGGCGCCCATCCTTCCGGAACACCAGCACGAGGTTTGCCGCGAGCATGATGCCGTTCGACACCGCGACGACGGCGAACCCGAGGCGCGGCCATCCCATGCCGATGTTGGCGCCGACGAAGCCCAATACCGCCGCCGTCAGTCCGCAGACTCCGAGGATTCGCGTGTTCGGCCACCTAGTCATCCGCTCCACTCCGGTCTCTGGCTCCACGCCGCATCAGCGACGCTCGGCTCGTCTTCGGTTGCCCGGCTCGGTGCTGCGTGGGCCAGGTGCTGCTTCTTCGTGTTCTGGTTGGGGTGCGCCGGGCTCCAGTTGTCCGGTACCGCTGCGACTTCGGCGGGGCTGGAGCGGAGGAGGCGCTCGCGTTCGTTCTCGCGGGCTTGGAGGACGGCGGAGATGAGGGACTTCACCGCTTGCCCCTCCGCTGCTTCTTGGGCGGGTACTGGATGGTGCGCAGCAACTCGGCCAACTTCCCGACCTCGGCCGTCAGCGCCTCCCGCTCGGAGCGACGCCGCAGCCCGCCGATCATCCCGCCAAGCCGGACCATCGCGTACATCACCTCGTCCCATTGCTTCGCCGTCATGCGGACCTCGACTCGTTGTGCTGCATGTTGACTGACCTTCGTCGTCATGGCGTCCACCCCTTCGAGCGCATCCACGCCTCCAGGCGCCCCCGCGTCCCCTGGTGGTCCACCTCCGAGAACACCAACCCCGCCACCGCGCACAACCACCGCCCCCAGTTCAGCGTCACCGCCCCGCCGCAGTTGTGCTTCCCGGCCATCTCGCACTTCTGGCCGCTCAGCCCCGTGTTCGGCTCGCCCTCCATCCGCTTCGCCGTCTCCAGCATCGTTTCGCCCCGTCTCACTCGCCACGCTCCTGGGCCAGGTCAGCCCGCACTCCTGCCCACATGTCAGTTTCGTCCGCCACCTTGTCCGCTCCTCCGCCCACGTTGAGGTGCTCCGGACGCCGCGCCTGGTGGCCGGAAACGGCCTCTGGCGCCCCGACGTCGTTCCACTTCGACTCCAGGTCCACGAAGTTGGAGCACCTCGCCTTGTACTTCGCCCGGACGCCATGCCCCCATCGCCGGATGATCTCCGAGCCGTCGTGCTTCTCCCGAAGACGCGCCAACGCCTTCCAGGACTTGCCGTCCGGCTCCAGGTCGAAGCCCCGGTCCTCCCGGAAGAGGACGAACAGCGTCGCGACAAGGGCTTTGTACGTTGCGTCCCCACCTTCGCGTGGGTCCAGCGGGGCGGCGCTAGCCGAGCCCGCAAGCTTCTGGCGCGGCGGGAGATCCTTTCCCAGATCTCCTTCCCTTCCCTTCCCTTCCCTTCCCACGGGACTCGACGGGATGGTCTCAGACCTTTTCACGGCGGGCCGTTTCTTTTCACGGCTCGGCGCTTCGGGGAGGACGCTGGCCGGTTCCTTCGGATGTGGGCGCTGGTGGCGCACGAAGCCCGGCACCCACAGCAGCGCCACGCCGGCCGTCTCGTAGAGCTGCACCTTGCCGATCTCGTCCAGGTCCGCCGCCAGCGCGACCACGTCCACCGGCCGGTAGGGGAAGAGGGTGGCCTTCACGCGGCCGGGTCGCCACTCCATGCGCCCCTCCCGGTCCGCCAGCGTCAGAAGCCCCACGAACAGGGCCAGGTGGTCCCCGGAGAGGGCTCCGAGATCCTCGTCAAGGAAGAGCTCCGGTTTGATGGTGCGGATCCTACCCACGGTAGTACCGATACTTGGGCGTGATGCCGTCGCGCTTGTTCCGAAGGATGGCCTGGAAGTACCGGCACTGCCGTTCGGCGTCGTCAGGGTTGTAGTCCTGTCCTGGCGTGCCGACTCGATTGGCCGTGATCTCGATCGCCTCGTGGATGGTTTCGATGGGCCACTCCTGACTGATACGACCCAAGCGATCGTACATCTTGACGTTCATCCCGCCGATGCGCTCTTCCCAATAGACGAAGATGGAGTCCACCACTGCCTTCCGGGCCTCGTCGAGCGCGCGCTGGGCGAGGAGGTATTCCCGAATTTGCTCGGCATGGTCTCCGAGTTCTTCGGCGGAAGCGCGCGGCGGGAGCGCCTTCGCGTCCAGCAGTACCGCCGCCTTGCCGCCGTTGCACGTTTGGCAGGCGGTAACGAGATTCGAGGGTTCGTTGCCGCCGCCCTCTTTGACTGGAAGAACGTGGTCCACGTGGAGCGGGGCTTGAACTGGAGTGTTGCCACAGTAGACGCACCGGAAGCCGTCTCGCTTGAAGATCTCGAAACGGAGGCGCTTCCCGACCGCCTTACGTCTCCCCATGTGCAACTCACCCCTCCCAACCAGCGCCGCGAAACGCCGGAAGGGAGGGGGCCTCAGTGCTGCTACGAGGTTAAGATGCGTAGCCGGTTCGCGGGCCGGCAACTGTCTGTCTTGTACCAGAACATCCGGACAAGCGCTACTCCGGCGGCGGCGCTTCCAACCTCACGAGTCCGGATTTCGTCTCCCCCGCCACTCGCCAACCCGCCTTCAGAAAGCACCGGCCTGGGTCCCGCTTCCGGCGCGTCTTCTCCGGGTCCACCTCCGTCCGGAGCGGCACGGACGGAAGCCCGCCGTAGTGGCGCCTCCAGAACTCGTAGGTGCGCGCAGTCGCCTCCGCCACAAGGAGAGAGGACAATATTGACCCCTCGTTCCGGAAAATGGAGCAGCGCCAGTGTCGCTCGCCGTCAAACCCGAGTATCTCAATGACCGCCCCACACAGCTGCGCAGTCGGCGGTCAAGAGCACTAGCGTCCGACCGTTGGCCATGAAATTGAGTGCTCCGGGCGTCTGCCTGGAGTAGTGGCGGTCCGCGAGCACGCGCGCCCGGACGTCGCAGCGGTCCACTCGGCGCCAGTAGCCGTCCTCGATGAGCGCCAGTTGCGTCACCGCGCCTCCGCCCTCACCGCCGCGTACCACCCGGAGCGCTCATTCCAGGACTCGGCCCGCTCCTTCGCCTCCCACGCGAGTTGAGCGCGTTCGGCTTGAGCCACTTCCTCCGGAGTCCCGACCCACCCGCGTCCGCAGTTGGGACAGACGATGCGCTCCCCAGGGTTGGCGCGGTGATTCCAGTTCGCCGCCCGGATGGGGACTCCGATGGAGCCGCAACCGTGGGGACACTTCGGGCAATCGTGCCAAGGCTTCATGGTGCCTCCGGTCCCGCCCCGATGGTGCCCGCTAGGATGCCGTTGAGCTTCTGGTTGAGGATGGCCAGCACGCCCGTCATGTTGATGCGGTACGCGCCGCACAGCGAGAGGTAGACGAGCATCACGTCTGCCGCCTCTTCCTCCTTCGACGAGTCGCCCTTCCCCCGGCACGCCTCGATGAGTTCCGAGACTTCGAGATGAAGGTAGCATCCGCGAGCGCTCCAGTCGGTCCGCCATCCGCGCTTGACGCAAGCGGCGAGGGTGTCCACGGCCCATCGGTGGAGAGTTTCGGCAACGGCGTAGTCCGGCGCGGGTGCGGTCATGGCGTAGTCCTCGGTGCGGCGGGGAGCGTGGTCTTCGTTTCGACGACGGCGATCCGGTCTTCCACCCGGCGCGCCTCCTGGACGTAGCCGTGCTTCCGGCAGTGGCGCAGGAAGACGAGGAGCCACGTCACTTCATCCGGCCGGTTCGCCTGGCGCTGCCTGTGGCATACCCTCGCGAGCATCCAGACGTTCTGAAGCGTCTGCGGCACCCGACGACTCGCCTCGTGGTCCATCTCGGGCTTACAGTCGCCCTCCTCCCGGAAGTGGCGCCCACAGCCGCACTCGCACACGCCTCCGGACCGCGACATGGCGATTCTCCAGAGTTCCGCCGTCCCCTCCCTCTTCTCGGACTTGGATGGCTTGCGCGACCGTTCGCCAAGGATGAGCTTGCGCCACTTCGTCACGAACTCCGACCCCTGCTTCCGGGACTTCGGGCGGGCCCTGGGGGCGCGGTCGAGACGGGCGAGGGCGCTCCGGAGTTCCTTGGCCACGTCGGCAAAGACCGTGACAAGACCGAAGCGTTCGTCCAGTTCCACGAGATCACGCAGCCACCGCGCCGTCTTCTCGCTGATGCGTACTGAGCGAGCCATCTCAGCGCACCGCCTTGTGACGGGCCAGCACGTCCGCGATCACCTCCCGGACCTCCTTCCGGTAGCGCCGGAAGCCATTGGGGCCAATGCGCCGCCAGTCCACGGCATCCACCAACTCGTAAAAGGCCGCCTCTGCCTCGTCGAAGTCCCAGAAGCGGGCGACGGAGTAGCCGACCGGGAGCGCACTAAGCGCGAAGAATGGACCGGAAACGGCGGGTCCGTCCACGCCCCAGACTTGGTGCAGGGCCAGTCCGTTGCGCTCGGCATAGACCGGCGCCTCGAAGCGGCGCTTCCGGGTCTTCCCTTGGACGGGAGGGGCCATCAGGACAACTCGCTTCACGGTTCGGGCGCTCATGGGGTCTCCTTCTTCGTGGGTCCGCCGGGGCAGGGCGGCATCTTGGAGCGGGAGTTGAGTTCGAGATGAAGGCCATCGCTTCCGACAAACTCACGTGTGCCAGCCCACCGCCCCGCGCGCTCGTAGGCGAGACAAGCCAGACAAAGCCGTGCCCCACGCTGCCCCGTCTTCGCCTCGAAGGGTTCCCACCGATGCCTAGCGCTCATGGCTCAGACTCCACAGGGACGAGGCGAAGCGTTGTCGCGAGCGGCGCGGCCGGCTCCGGAGCCGGGACCGCCTTCCGCGCCGCGACGACGGCGGCGGCCACCTCGCAGAGCCATTCATTGTGCCGGCTCGCGTCCTCAATGTCGCCGCCACACCGCGTGCACCATGGACGCGCGGGCGTTCGACTCCGGTCGTGGTGGACGGTGAGCCGGAAAGCCGCCGTCTCCAGCGCTTCGACCAGTTGGTTGACGAGGGTCGCCCACTCCGGGTCTGGATGTCGTGGGGTCATGGAGCCGCACCTTCCAGCGCTTGAGCAAACGCCGAGACGGCCCGGTGACAGATGCGCAGCGCCTCCTCCTTCGCGCCATCCACAGACGCCGCCGCCAACTCGCGCCGCTCTACGCCAATGGCGTGACTGGTGACGTGCCAGTGGCCGGGGTTGTCGATGTGCTGGTGGATGACAACCTCTAGCACCCCCAGATCGAGGCGATGCTCGCCGGGGCCACGCCGGTCCGGAAGATGCTCCCACTTCGGAACAGGCGGTGGCGGAGGTGGCGCTACTGGAGTCTTCGTGTGCTTGGCCATGGCTACTCATCTCCTTTCACGGCGACCTCAATCCTCAGGACGGACCGGATGGACCCGTCCCGGCTCCGGGTGTCCGGAAACGCCCGGAACACCACCAGCCGCCCGACGAACGCCCGGACCTCCGGGTCATCGGAGGTGCAGACGAGTTCAATGCGGTCGTCCGCGCCCGACAGCGCGCAGTTCTGGCGCAACTCCCCAACCGTGCCGAGCGCCATCTACGCACCTCCCGTCTTCCGCCACTGGTCCACCGCTACCGCCCGCGTCGGCCCACCGAGCAACTGCGCCACCGACATCCCCAGAAGCGCCGCCAACTCCACGGCGAGATGGGCCGCCACCGCCTGGCGCCCGCGCTCCCACTTGAGGACCGTCGTCCGGTCCACCCCAAGCCTGGACGCCACCCACCCCTGCGAGACTCCCACCTTCCGCCGCCGGTCCCTCAGCGAGCGCCCCATGTCCGCGTAGAACTGCGCAGTGCTTTCGAGCATGGCCATCTTCTACCAGCGCGCCGCCCGTGCGTCAATCGCACCGTGCTTGACATGCACAGCGCCCGCGAGTAGAAGTGGTCTCCGTTGGTCCGCCGCATCGGGGACTCTTCGCCGGCACTTGCTGGCTCGGTCTTGCGACAGTGGCGGAGAAACGCGGGAGGCTGCATGGCGACGTACGTGGTGGTGGCCGAGGTGACGGTGTCGATCCGGACCGAGGTTGAAGCGGAGAGTCCGGAAAAGGCCATGGAGATTGCGGAGGGCCGCGAGATGTCGCGGCTGTGCCACCACTGCGCGACTGGGGAGCCCGAGAAGGAGTGGGTGGCGAGCGAGTTGGACGGGTCCCCGGAGAAGATTCGGATCGGGGATTAGTGGTGGTGGAAGGTACTCGAAGGACGATTGGAGACGCACCATGGCGAAGGAAATCACCGAAGAGCAAGCCCGGAAGTTGGCGGCGTCCCGGTTCTGGGAGTCCATGACGCTCCGGGAGCGGGCGACCTTCCAGTTGAACACCGACCGCCTGTGCATGCCGTTCGAGGTCTTTCACGAGGCGTTGGAGAAGACGCTGGGCCGGCCGGTCTATACCCACGAGTTCGGACTGGACGTGGATGGACTCCGGGCGGAACTCAGGGGCGAGCGGGCCGCGCCCACCTTCGACGAGGTACTGGCGCTCATCCCGGAAGCGCAGCGCGTGCTGGTTGTCGTGGCGCCATGACTCTCCCCAACGAGTCCGCGCGACACGTGGAGGTGCTGCGCGACATCCAGCGCGGCTGTCGAGATGGGTGGCGCGCCGTCCGGACTGACCCGGCGTCATGGGTGGCCGCCCTCGACTCCGCCATCCGGGCGCTGGAAGCGAAGGCGCTTGCCGAGTCCGGGGACGTAAATCTGGTGGACATCGGCCACGCCATCGAGTCTCCGCATTCAGTGGAACCAAGCGACGCCGAGCGAGCGGCATTCGTCGCGGACTGGCACGAAAAGGTGGCAGGGGTCGCCGCGCTGCGGGCGCGCGTGGAGGAACTGGAGGCGGCGATTGAGGCAGTGAACGCCGGCATGGACCACGCCGCCGACTGCTGGACGGCCACGCCCGGACCGGCCGAGTGCAACTGCCCGATGAAGGCGGTCCGCGAGGCGCTTGGGCTGACCCCGGAGAAGCGCTCATGAGTTACGACCCCTCCGGACCGGGCTTGCCTCCCGAGCCTCCCATCGAAGAACCGGACGACTCCCGGAGCAACTGGAGACGTGGTGCTGGGACTGCGGGGGCGTCTCTTGGGGACCTCGTAGCGGCACTGCGCCAACCGTCCGGCCATCGCTTTGAGCGGTTCGGCTTCACGTCGACGAAGTGCAACATCTGCGGCCGACCGCACTCGGAGCGCGACAAGGAGAAGCGATGACGCGAGAAGAGGCGGCCTCGGCGCTGGAGTTCGCGCCCTGCATCTGCGACGACGAGGCGGTGGACCCGGCATGCAGACACCACCAGGCGCTCGCGTTGGCGCGCCACGCCCTGCGCAATCTCGGGCGCCTGATGGAGACTGTCCGAGACGCGCTCCCGGTGCATCCGGACGGCTGCCTGCCGTGCGGCAAGCCGAAGACCGACGCCTTGCGACGCGCCCTCGCCGCTGCGAAGGAGACTCCATGAGCGCCCTCGATGCCCTGCACGAAACTCTGAAGCCCTACGGCTTCCGCATCACCGACTTGGCCTGGATTACCGGCCTTCACCGCGACGTCCAGTTGGACGGCGAGGCCCGCTGCCAGTGGCTCGACTTCAACGCTGAGGGGATGGTCGAAATCTGGGGCGGTGGACTCCCGGAGGCGACGGTCAAGGCGGTGGAGGTGGAGGAGTACTTGAGGAAGACGGGGGCAATCTCGTGAGCGCGCTTACGGCGAAGTTAGAGGAGAGCATCCGGGCGTCGGTCTCGTCCGGTGCGCTGTCCGGGCTTGAGTGGGGTCCGCGCGTCTTCCGGCAGCCCTCCGGGGCGTGCGTCAACTGCCGGGCCGGGACCTCGGCGGGCGCTCGGCGCGGGCGCCTCGGGGTGTTCGTGCGGCTGTGCGGCGCCTGCTGGCGTGGCGCGGGCGGGGTGGAGCCGTGAAGGTCCAAGCCACCGTAGTCCTCGAAGACCCCGACCTCGGCCCCCTGTCGGTACTGGTGGAGGCAGAGGTGGAACTCGTAGCGCCCGGACATCACCGCTTCGGACCGGCGAAGGTGCGCGGCACTACATGGGCTGCGGGCGGTCGGAGAGCCCTGCTCGATGACGGGAGCCTCACACTCCGGGGATGCGCTCAAGACCTCGTGGACTCGGACACGGCTGGCAGGGGCCACGGTTGGACCGTCTGGAATGCCCTGGTCATGGAGTACGACAGGCAGGCGGAGGCGGCATGAACACGGAGAAGAGGACTCGTCGCGTCGTGGTCGGACTGGACCGCCGCAACCTCCGGGAGGCTCTCGACGCCAAGCGGAAGGTTCTGGGCATGTCGTGGCGCGGGGTGGCCAGCTACCTCGCCATCTCGCCCTCAACGCTGACGCGCCTCAAGACCAGCGCCCCGAGCGCGGACACCCTGGTGTGCCTGCTGGTGTGGCTTGGCCACCCGATGGGCAAGTACGGACTGACGATGGAGATCAACCGATGACTCCCGACGACGTCCCCCCGAGCGACCTCCCGACGACGGGCCACAATACGACGACGGGCGAGGTGCTGGACCCAGAACTCCCGTGGTTCCATGACGGACGAGTCCACTCCCTGGCCGAGCTCGATTGGGCTGGCTGGGAACTCGCCGCAGTCGAGGGCATCCATCGGGACAACGAGCGCTTGGCGGAGGCGACCATCGCTCGCATCCGGGAGCGAACGGCGCGACTGAATGCCCCACTGAAGCGACGGGCGGAGGCGTTCCGGACGGCTATCGAGGTCTATGCGAAGGAGAACCGGGCCCTGCTGCTCGTCGGCCAGCGGAAGTCCCGAACGCTTCCGGGCTCCGGGTTGACGCTGAAGTGGACCGCGCGCGAGAGGGGCTTCTACCGCTACGACAAGTCCAGAACGCCGGCCGAGAACAAGGCGGCGCTCCTGAAGTGGGCGAGGAGCGAGGAGCAGTCGTGGAGCGGGCAGATCGAGCCCCTGACGCGCCAAGAGCCGGTCATCGACTTGGACCGCATCAAGGAGTACCTGGAGGCCACGTCGAGGCCAGACCGCCGCGCGCTGGCTCCTGGCCTTGAGTGGGTCCCTCCTGGCGAGACGCTTTCAATCGAAGTGGATGGGGAGGAGAAATGAGCGACACCGAAGCGGCGATGGGCGTGGAGTGCGACGAGTCGGAGAGGCTGGACAAGTTGGCGGAGGCGCTCGCCAAGGCCCAAGTGGCGATGAAGCACGCGGACCCGTCGCGGGAGGCGGGCGTCACGCGGGACAGCAATAAGAAGCGCAAGTACGCCACGCTCGCGGACGTGATGGACGCCGCGCGCCCGGCGCTGTCGGCGAACGGCTTGTCCGTCGTCCAGCACCCCAGTACCGGGCGCGGGTCGATCATCCTCACCACGTGGCTACTCCACGAGTCCGGGCAGTGGATGCGCTCGCGCCTGGAGCTGCCCCGTCACGAGGCGAGCAACATGCCCATCATCTGGGCCATGGGGACGGCGCTCAGCTACGCCCGCCGCTACGCCTACGCGGCCATCGTCGGGGTGGCCGTGGAGGACGACGACGCGCAGAGCGCCGAGGTGGCAGACGAGGCGCACGAGGAGGCGAAGCGGGAGCGGCAGTCGCGCGGTTCCGCTCCGACGACGTTCCCGCCCTTCGGCAAGGCGAAGGGGGCGCCCATCTCCGGGGCCTCCGTCGAGCACCTGGAGTGGTACCTCGCCCGCGCCCGCGAGTCCCTGGCGGACCCGGACAAAGCGAAGTGGCACGCTCGGGAGTCCGCGCTCATCGGAGCCATCGAAGCGGAGCTCGGCCGCCAACGGAAGACGGCCCCGGAGGAGGCGGTCGCTCGCAAGGAGGTCGTCACGGCTGCCATGGCCATGTCGCCCCAGGAAGCCGGCGTCTACTACGCCCAGCTCGTCCAGGCAGCGAAGGACGCGGGCCAGCCGGACGTCATGTGGAAGACCTGGCTCAGGGGCAACGGGCTGGCTAAGCAGCAGCAAGTGACGGCGGAGCACCTCGCTCGCTTCAAGGAGCGGTTGGTGGAGATCGCGCGCCGCGACGATGACCCCATCGCCGGTGATGGTCCCGGACCGGGCCGCGAACCGGAGGACGACGCACCGTTTTAGGCCCGTGGCGGTTCATCCACCATCCCGCGCCGGGGTGGTCGCCATGTCCCGCCACGGGCGGGGTGTGAGGGCATGGCGGAAGAGTCCGGCGCAAATTCACGCAGGCAGGAGGTCGCAACGATGGAGAAGGGGAAGAGGCGCAAGGCGGTGGTGAGGAAGTGCGACTGCCGCATGTGTGAGCCGTCCAGCGAGAAGCCGCCGCATCGGCGCTTCTTCAGCGGCATGGACGATGGCGACCACGGTGGCTCGGTTCCGGAGGAGTCATGATCGGCCTGCTCGTCGTGCTCTTCCTGTCGCAGGGAACGCCAGCACCCAGCGCCCATGGTCGGTACGGCGAGGAGGCGCCGAGTGGGTCTTGTGGCCCGGCCCCCTCTCGCTCCGCCGCGAAGGAGGTGGCGTGCCGCCGTCCGATGCGCGCCAGGTGGGTCTGCCGCAAGTGGTACAACGGAGATTTTTGGAGCGGCAGCGGGTGGGTGGCGGAGTGCCGGTAGTTTCTGCGCCCGAGGCATGGTGCTTCGGGCGGGCGCTCCGGGAAGCACGCCAAAGGCTCCCGGAGCGTCAGTGTCTCGAGATAGGAGGGAGCATGCACAAGCACGAATGGCAGGAGCGTCTCGCTGGAATCGATTCCGGCCGACAGGGCAAGAAGAAGGGCCAACGGTCCGATGGGTTCGTCTGCGGTGGCTGCAAGCTGACCGCGAAAACTCCGACGAACGCGCCGCGCAACTGGCGTCCGCTGGCCTGAGGAGTGACCGGCTCGCGCCTACGGCAGGGGGACCTCCCGACTGCCGAGTTACGAGGTGGCGTGAGCCGGTGCAGTACGCAGGGCATCAAAAATTGAACGACGGGGAGGGCTGGCGCCCCGAGCGGTCTCCAAAACCGCTTGCGCTGGGATCGATACCCAGACGCCGTGCATGGAGGTGAAGACCGAATGGACGAGAAGGCGACGGAGCGGATGGACGACAAGCGAGCGGTGGAGATCGGCGTCACCCTGCGCTCGGCGCACCGAGGGGGTGACCACCTGTTCGCGTTCCGGCACGACATCGCGGACGCGGCGGTGGAGATGGACCGGGCGCGGGCGTCAGAGGCGGCGCTGGTGGCCGAGGTGCGGCGCCTCCGGGGGCGACTGGAGCGCATCGGCGAGGTAGCCGCCGAGTCCGCGCGCATTCTCGTCCATGACGCGGCGCTGAGGGAGGCGTTAGGGCGGGTCGCGGCGCTGGCGGAGGACCTCGCGCCTTCGCCACTCTGCCCCAAGGGCCACGGCCCCATGATTCGAGTCGAGTGCTGCCCTCGGTGTGCTGAGGATGTTCCGGGGGTGACGGGGTGAGCGAGACTTTCGGTTGGCCGCACGAAGGGCCGGGCCCACTCACGCCTGAGCAGCAGCGGGAGAACGCAGAGTGGTTCGACCGTACGTCCATCGCGTGGTGTCGAGAGCGCGGGTTGGATGCGCTGGCGGACTGGTTGGAGAAGCCGCCCGAGCCGCAGACGATGTTGGAGGAGATCGTCGAAGCCGAGACGATGCTCCAAGCGACTCGGCCCAAGAAGCCCTAGCGCCTCCCCGACGCCGGGCGCACGTCTCCACCGGACTCCAGCGCCCGGAGCCGGTTGTCGTGGACGGTCGTGATGGCGGCGTAGACGCCCATCCGCTCGTTGAGGGCAATCACCGCGTCCCGAACCGCGCCGTTGGTGGCGTTAGAGTCGCGGATTGCCGCGAGCAACTCCGCGCGCTCCGCTCGGTCCCGCTCCCGGAGAGCCATTTCGGTGGCCTGCCACTTCTCGACGGCCACGAGGCGGTCGAGCGGCGGCGGGGTTGCCGCCGAGGCGGTAGACTCCCGGAGCACGTAGCCGGCGCCCGTCCCGCTCCCGAGCAGCGCCGCCACGGCCACGACGGCGCTCGCTACCTGTTTTGCGGTCGGAGCTGGCTTCCCCATCGGCATCCTCCGGGCGGTGGCTGCGTTCCGGCGCACTGGCGCGCGAGCTCCGCCTTGCAGGCGTCCTCGGTGTTGCCCTTGGCGACGATGGGCGTGCGGCAGTAGCCAGCATCGTCGTTCCCGGAGGTGAGGCAGACGGCGGAGCACTTCCAGGAGCCATCCGCCTGTCGGGAGGTGATGACGGTCCCGAGGTGGGGCTTGCCGGCGGCCAGCGTCCAGAGGAGAAGCCAGAGCGTCACGCCTTGGCCTCCGGACGAGTCACGTCAATGACGTAGTCGCATGCCCCGCAGTGGTAGTGCCACCACTCGGTGCCACTGGGTTTGGCGCCGCTCTGCCGCTCGTCGAGTGCTCCACGCATGCCGGGCGAGGCGCACTCGGGACAGTTGCCCGCCGCCAGCGACGAATCGATCTTGTCGCTCCACTCCTGAAGTGCGACGCGGATGGATGCCGGCACCTCCCCGGCCCGGTCGGCAGTCGTCACGGCTGCGTCACCGGATTCGCGCACTCGTGGACGGCCTGCGGAGTGCACCCGGCCGAGGCCTCCTGGAGGCACTCCACGTCAGCGCCAGCGAACGTACCGGCGTCCATGGCCGGCGCCAGGGCGCACCACCGGGGCCGAACACCGGCCGTCTCGGCGGATCGACAGAGGGCGTGACAGGCGAAGCCGCCGGGGATGCGCCTGGTGGCCTTCAGGACGAGAAACGTCTGACCATCGACGAGCGCGGGAGGCGAGTAATCGGCGAACGCCGCGCCCGGAGAGATCACCAGTCCGCCGCCCAGGACCGCGCCGGCCGCAGCTGCCGTCAGGAGAAACCGCTTCGTCAGAAAGTTCTTCATGTGGGTCACCTCGTCACGTCGACGTTGCAGAGGCAGTCGGTGGGGTTGCCGGCGCAGTCCGTCGTGTTCTTGACCTGGAGGGTGTAGAACTCCGGGAGCGCGATGGAGTAATTGAAGTCCCCGCAGAACGCCAGCCCGGCCGCGTCGTCACAGGCGTTCGCGTCGTCCCCAGCAAGCGCAACCGAATCCACCTCCGTCCCGCTCTCCAAGTCCCAGAGGCTCATGGTGATGCCGTTGGTCCCGCCGGAGCCAGCCACCCGGCAAGAGCAGCACACCTGACGAAGCTTGCTGCCCCGCCCCGTGGTGGTTGGCTTCCAGGCACCCTGACCGCTGGAGCCTTCGGGGATGGCCGCACCACCGACCCACATCACCGCGAAGGGGCCGGACGAGACTCCCGTGTCGCCGGAGATGAGGCCGGCCGTGGTGGCCACGCCCACGGTTGTGCCGGAGCCATCCGTCCAGGCGAAACCGGCCGGGTCGTTGATGCAGAACGCGGCGGTGTTGCCGGTGCAGTTGGCCCCGTTGCCCGTGTTCTTGATGGAGTCGAAGACGTCCACCACGCCCTGCCCCTGGAGCGTCCCGAGAGAGGCGAAGCCATCCCCGGAGCAGGTCTGCACGGTGGTGTTGCCCCCGCGAGTGAGGCAGGGAGTGCCGCCGCCGGAGAACGTCACGGTGGCGAAGGTGCCGTCGTCCGCGCTCATGTCGTCGGAGACGGTCAAGTCCCCGGACAGAACGAGATTGTTGGCCCCCGCGTCCTGGAGCGTGGTGTAGCCACCGACGTGGAAGAATCCGGACACACCCGCATCCCCGCCGACCCGGAGATCGTCGGTCACGGTGGCGTCGTCCGTCGCGGTGAGGTCGCTCGCCGTCACGGTGGCGCTGAAGGTTGCGGAGGTGCCCGTCATCGCCTGAAGAAGGCGGAGGGGCTCCCGAACTCCGAACTGGTCAAGCCCCCACGCAACGGGCACCACCGCCAAGAACGCCACGATGACGACTTGGGCGACTCGCTGGGCCTTCTTCATGGTGCGCACGTCGCAGTCTGACAGGCCCGGATGGAGACGGTGAGCGCTGGCGCCGCCGCAGAGGTGGTGACGGCGTTCGCACGCGCCACCATCCGGTAAGCGCCAGGACGGAGGGAGACGGTCTGAACGAGCGTCGTCACCGCCGACTTGCCGGAGGTGGGTACGATGTCGGCGCCCATGACGTAGAGCCACGCCGCCGAGGGGCCACTGCTCCCGGAGTCGTTGGCGTAGAGGTAGATTTCAATCGCCCCGCCGCCGCTGAACGTCCCGGTGCTCAGGGACGCGGTGATGATGTAGCTGCCGATGCCAGAGAGAACGAGCCCCTCTTGCGGCGAGCTGGAGTTGCTCGGGGCGGTGCGGGTGCAGGAGTTCGCCGCGCAGGTGATGGCGATGAGCTTCGTCGGCTCCTGCCCCCGGAGCAGGCCGGGGTTGGCCGCCACCGTCGCGGAGGCCACCGCCGTGTCGTTCTCCACCACGAAGCGCGTCACCTGGGCGTGCGCGGTGGCCGCCGTCAGTGCGCCGAGAATGCCCAGAAGCCTCAGTCCCTTCACTGCGCACCTCCCACGTCCAACAGCAGTTGCCCCACCTCGTCCGCGTACTCCGGGCGCTCCGACAACAGCGCCTCGTGCAGCGCCAGCATACCCTCAACGCCTCCCGTGCGCGCGGCCTGCTGGAGCATGCCCCCGAACTTCCCGAGGGCCTGGCTGCCGGCGGCCGACTCCACGAACTCCCACAGCATCTTCCGGGAGGCCGGCGAGCGCACGAGGTTGCGGATGATGATGCCCGGGCGCCCCTGGGTGAGCGCCATCACTCCCCCGAGGCCAGCGCCCACCGCCGCGCCCTCCGGGCCGCCCACCACGCCGCCAGCGCCCGCGAGCGCGGCCGGGAGGAGCCGGTGGCCGAGGGTAGCGAGCCGAGGGGCGAACTGTTTCCGGATGGGGTCGGCGAGTCCCTCCTCGGTCCGCCGGGCGATCTCCCCGGCGCGCCCTTCCACGGCGGCGGCGTGCGCCCCGCGAAGCTGCTGCATCTCGGAAATCCGCTCCGGGGCCGTGGCCAGCTTGTTGCCGGCCACCTGTTCCCGGACGGCGAGTCCCTCGGGGGAGGAGATGAACTCGCGCGCGCGCGCGCCCACCTCGCCGGGGAGGTCGGCGCTCTCCCGGCCCAGCACTTCCAGGTCCCGCGAGGCGGACTGGACGCCAGAGCGGTACTGGCCCAGCTTCGAGGCGATGTCCTTGTCCACCAGGGCGGCCTGGCGGGCGGTTTCGTCGTCCACGGCGGTCGCCACGCCCCGCGCCGCCCGGTTCCGGATGGCGCCGACGCCCTTGGAGACCGCGTGCCCGAGGGCCCCGGCAGCTCCGCCGGCAACCCCGCCGAGCGCGGCATCGGTGGCGGCTTGACCTACCTCTCCCTTCAGCAGGTCCGCCTCGCTGGAGCCGAGTCCCTGAGCGGCGCCCATGGCCGCGCCGACCTTCACCGCCCCCGCGAGCCCGCGCGCGGCGCCAAGGCCAGGCACCAGCGCCGTCGCCGCGCCCCCGCCCAGCTCGCCCGCGAGGTAGGCGTTTGGGTTGGTCTCCTGCGCCTCCGCGTACTTGGCTCGGGACTCGTCCCGGTGGCGGGCGTAGAGCTCTTCGAAGGGGGTCGCGTCCCCGGCCAGCTTGGCCTTGAGCGCCTCCAGGCCCCCGGCGATCTCGTCCGCGAAGCCGAGGGAGACGCCCTGAGCGCCCCCGCGCAGCCCGGACTCCAGGGCGGAGGGCGCCGCCTGGTCGAGGCCAAGCGAGGTCACCTCCGCCTCCGAGAGTGCGCGCCGGGTCATCATCCCACCTCGTACCACTGGCCGTCAGCGTCCCGCTCGTAGCGCTTGCCGCCCACGGTGCGCGTCTCTGGCGCGCCAGCGGCCGGGGGTGGCGCGCCAAGATCCACGACTCCGCCGCGCCGCTGGAGCGTCTGGACCACCTCCGGGCGGTACTTCGCGGCCTTGGCCCTGAGCGCCGCCCGGAGTTCCGACGCGAGCGCCTGAATACCGGCCCGGAACTGGTCCTCGGTGGCGCCTGGACCCAAGCCGCGACCCTCCATGAAGCGCTCCGCCTCGGAGGGGGTGACGGACGCGCCGGACTGCTCATGGAGAAGACGTGCGGCCACCCTGACGGCGGCCTGACGGATGTTGATGTCGTCCCCGGACTGCATGAAGGCGGGCTTCTTCGAGTCCCACACGCCCGCGCCGGGGATGTCCCCGGTCCCGGAGATCGTCTTCTCCAGCAGGGCGAGGTCGTTCTGCACTTGGGCCAGGCCCTCGGTGTCCTTCCCGAGCTTCTGGACGTCCGCCTCCCGCGCACCGCCGAGACCAGCACCCCGGCGCATCCCCGCGAGGCGCGCTTCGTGCGCCCGATTCAGCCGCCCCTCTTCGGACCGCGCCCGCATCTGCTCCCGCGCCATCTCCCGGTCGATGATCTCCTGGAACATCGGGAACATGGCCTTCGCCTGCGCCGCCGAACGCCCCTCCGGAGGCACCTTCGCCCCACCCGGGAGTAGCTGCTCCACCACCGCCCACGCGGCCCGACTCTGGGGTGAGTTCGGGTCCGACTCCGCCCGCTTGGCCGCGTCCGCCTGCTCCATCCGGAGCTCCGCCATGGGGCGGTCCGCGTTGGCGTCCAAGGCGTCGTAGCCGGGCCCCGTCCCGCGTCCGATGGCCGTCCCGCCCGCACGGGTGAGTGTGGCAATGAGCCGGGACTGGCCGGCCGCCTTCATGGCGAGGTCCAGCGGGTCTGGACGGGCTGGGGGAGAAGATGGCCCCGCCGAGACGCCTGGGGGGGTACCGCCCGGCGGAGCCGCAGGCTCACCTTCATCCGCGAACGGAGTGGGTGGAACCTGCATGTTGAAGTTGGGAGGGAGGTCGGTCGGGAGCGACACCGAGCGCGAGCGCACACCAGCCGCGCGCGGGGCCGGTCGGGGCGAAGGCGGAACGGGCGCGGCCTTGGCGATGTCCCCGGAGAGGGCCGGAGCGGAAGGACGCGGGGACGGTGCCGGGCTTGCCTCCGCTGGCTCGGGGGAGTTGGAACCCGGAGCGTCCCACCACTCCTGACGTTCCGGGTCGTCCAGGAGGCGCGCTGTGGCCCCGCCGACCGAGCGGGCGAGATTCGTCATGCCGGAGGCGATGGCCTGCCCTCCGCGACGCATCCAGTGGCCCTCAGGAAGCGCCGGCTCGGTGGGAGTCTCCTGCGAGGCCCGTCCGGCGGCCTGAAGGTCCGCGAGCATCGCCTCCCCTTCCGGCGTCGGGGGCGGAATGGCGGCCTGGGTCTCTTCTGGCGTTGGCCCACTGGCGGCGCTGGCCGCGTCGTAGGTGCCCACCGACATGCCCGGAGCCAGCGTCAACGTCGGGCCGACGATTCGCTTGGGGGCGGCGCCCGTCGCCATGGACGCGAGCGCGGCGGCCGGCTTGGCCATCGCGGGAGGGGTGCCGCGCGCTTCCAGTGCCCGCCAGCGCTCCGCCTCGGGCGAGTCCGGGTTGCTGGCGACGTAGGCGGCGATGGCGGACTCCAAGTCCGGGTTCTGCTCCTCATCGTCGATGGTGGTGGTGCGGAAGCCGGCCATTTAACCCCCCATCCCGGCCTGACGGGCCCGCTCGCGTTCGGCGCGGTCTTCAGCACGACGCTGCTCTTCCACGGCGTACTGCCCGAAGCCTCCCGCCGCCTGCCCCGCGCCCTGCCCGTAGCCGGCCCACTGCTGTTGCGTCTGGCCGGCCTGCCCGGTTTTCACGTTGGCGGCGTTGATGTCCATGTTCGCGCGCGCCTGCTGGAGCCGGAAGTTGTTGTCGAACGCCTGCTGCTGGCCGGCGATGCGCCCCGCCTCGTTGAAGCGCGCAACAGAGTCCGCCGCCTGGCCACGAGTCACGCCCTCGCCGAAGGACTGGCCCCGCATCTGGCTCGCGAGGGAGCCGTAGTCGCGCATGGATTGGAGCGCCTGACGCCGGCCTTCCACTGCCGCGTTGAAGCCCATTCCGGAAGCGCGGTTCGCCGCGTCCTGGCCCGCCTGTTGGCGGAGCGCGAAGTCCACCCCGGAGCCGGACATCCCCCGAGCGGCCATTTGCTGCTGGATGGCCCCCTGCTGAGCGCCCGCCTGCTGGTTGGCGAACGCCTCGGCGTCGTTGGTTGCGGCGCGGAACTCCAGATTGTCCGGGCGGGAGGCGCGGCGGAGGTCATCCACCGCCTGACGCTGGGCCGCGACGGCCTGGGGGTCTGCGTAGACGGACGCCACGGCGGACGGGCCGAGGTGGGGAGTGAGTTCGGCAATCTCCGGGGCCTTGAGGATGTCGGGACCAAAGCGGTCAACCGCCGCCTTCATGAGGCGGTCGGCTTCTTCACGGTCCCCGGAGGCGAGCGCGCGGCCGATGAGATCCCCGATGATGGGGGCGAGAAAGCCAACGCCAGCACCGATGGCCGCGCCTACGCCTGGGATGGGGATGAGCGCCTGACCGACGCCAGCGCCGACCCCTGCCGCCGATGCGGACGCGCCCCAATCGAACTCGCCAGCCATCTAGGAGTTCCCCCAGCGGTACGGGTCATCTTCCGGATCGTTCGAGGCCGCCTCGGTGGTCCCGGTCCCCTTCCACTGCGGCGGCGACAACCCGCTCGCCCCCCCGCCCATCTTCGGGGCGCCCTCCGCGCTGGGCCGGTAGTCCCCGCTCGCCGCGCCGAGGTAGGCGTCAAGGCCGCCGTACTGCTGGCCGAGTTGTTGGAAGCGGTCACCACCAGCCGAACCCGCGAGGAAGGCGTCAAAGCCCCGCATCCCCGAGCCGTAACCGCCGCCCTTCCCGTACTGGTCGGTGAGCATGGCCCCGATGCCGCCAGCGGACTGGAGCGAGCGGGCCTGCGCCGCCGCGTCGCCCGCCGCCGACTGGGCCTTGCCATAGAGGTCGGGATTCACCGCGTCCAGGGTGGGAGCCGAACTCCGCCGGGCCTGCTCGGTGAGCTGGTTGAACATCCCCTGCGCCTTCTGGGCGTCTCCCTGAACCCTGCCGGCGAGCCCGGAGGCCATCCCCTCCGCCCCTTCGCGGTTG